CTTTGACCAAGAAAGTTCAGTGCAGGGATTCCCCGTGTTCAAAGAACCCGTAGCGGCAGCAACGAAAGTTGATCGGCGGCTCTAAACGTAATAGCGTACCTGATGGATCCCGGTATTCCAGGATCAATTTTTGTGGCCCACCCATGGCTGATCACCATGATGGATGTGGCTTTGTGGTTGCACTGGACCCTGACCAGTCCAGTGCTCGAAATGCTCCTTTGGGGTCTGTGCGTGGTTGCCCTTGCGTGCGTGGTGTTGTGCTACGCTCGTCGGTGGTACTGGTACGGACTACCCAATAAGGTGGCCCGCAGGTTGGTGAAGGGACTGACCGCGAGCAACAACGATATCCCTTCTTGGACGGACGACTTGGGTGAGAACCCGTGTCCGCGCCGGTTTCGACGTAAGCACAAGATGGCCACTGCGGTGGCCATGTACGTCAAGTCACGGCGTGGCACCCCCATGAGGTCAGCTGCCAACGACTTGGTCATAAGTCGCATGGCAGGTGACTATATGAGGAGGAGTAACGTGCGTCCTTCGCACATTGCCGCGCTGATTCCGCTTGTTACCCAGTTGGTGTATTTGCCAACCAAGTACGATGTCGAGGCCAAGGAGCTTGCCTCGACAGTGGAGTTTGCGCAACGCCGCAAGGAGTTTCACCTGGCGGGTAGCCGACCTGGCTGGTTCGATTTTGAACCGTCTCTGGACCGATTTATGTCGGTGCCAGAGGCACCCAATGCCATCTGAAGCCGCCTCGTGTGCGTCGACGGTTACTGTACCGGTCCATCTGCAGCGGTTGTTCCGCGCACCAGGGTACAGTACTTGGACGTCGACAAACATGGGGACGGAGTGGCGAGGACACGGAAGATCTACCACCTATCGGGCTTATCACCCAATATGGTGTTCCGTGTGCACGATCGTAGCATTGTGAATTTGGAGCGCGGAGTTCGAGAGCGTATGTTCAACGTTCAACTGGGGGGGGTGTTCCAACCTCCACCCCGTCCCGACTTCGCCGTGTTCTTCACTAGGCTGGCAGAGTTCAAACGCAGGTTGGCGCCCCTTCTTCCATCGACCATCCCCTGGACCTTGACTCAATTTGTTGGGTCGTATACCGGGGATCGCAGGAGGAAGGTGTACCAGCAAGCGGTTGATAGTCTCATTGACGATCCGTTGACTGAGAGCGATGCCATGCTAAGAGTTTTTGTGAAGGCCGAAAAGATCAATATGACCGTGAAGCTAGGTGAGCACCTGGGTTATGTTCCCTCCGAGGAGGAGGTAGAAGCATTCCTACGTGACTTGCCCGCTCCGGCCGATCCCGCTCCCAGGGTGATATCCCCCCGTCACCCTCGTTACAATGCATCGATTGGATGCTACCTAAAGCCCATTGAGCACCGGGTTTACCGGGCCATTGGCAAGATATTTGGGCATCCTACTGTAATGAAAGGTTACAATGCTCATGACCTTGGCGCCGTTGTCGCGGCTAAGTGGGGCGCGTTTACACGCCCCTGCGGCATCGGGTTGGACGCCAAGCGGTTCGACCAACATATTTCTCGTGTGGCTCTTGCTTGGGAGCACAGCGTCTACCGGCTTTTGTACCCCCACGACCCGTGGTTTGCCTGGCTTTGCCAGTTGCAACTCCAGAACCGTGGGATTGGTGCGTGTCCGGATGGTGTGCTGCGCTTCCTCATCGAGGGCTGCAGGATGAGTGGTGACATGAACACTGCTCTCGGGAATTGTCTCATAATGTGCGCCCTCGTGTGGACTTGGGCAGCAACCTGCCATGTTGACATTCAGTTGATCAACAATGGCGATGACTGCGTTGTGTTCTGTGAACAGGACGATGAGGTCACCTTCACCACCGGATTGTCTGCGTGGTTCGTGGAGATGGGTTTTACTATGAAGATAGAAAACATTTCCTACGACCTCGAGAAGGTGGTGTTTTGCCAAACGCAGCCAGTGTGGACTCCCACTGGTTACGTCATGGTGAGGGACCCTCGTGTGGCCATCTCAAAGGATTGCTGCTCCATCAAGCCCCTTGACACCCCAACCGGTGCTGCCAAATACTTGGAGGTTTTTTCCAAAGGCGGCATGTCTCTCACCGGTGGGATACCTGTTTGGCAGGAATTCTACGGGGTGTTGGGCAGGCATGATGTGCAGACCAAAGCTAGTCGTATTGTCCTCGAGACTGGTATGGCACATCTTGCTCGTGGCATGAGTAGGTATTATAGCGACGTCGACCCTAGGTCGCGATATTCCTTCTGGCTCGCCTTTGACATCTCCCCCGATGAACAACTTGTTATCGAATCGCACTATCGAGCGACCAAGCTTGATATCCATAATGTACAAACAGCCCGCCATCCCCTTGTCTGGGGGGATTGGCCGGCATAATTCCTTTCAGGGTGGCGACCATCGCCATTGGGTCCCTAGGTTTAAATTGCCCAAAACGTTTGTGAAGGTTCTCCGGAACTCAACCTGTAAATATTTACGTGCTAACCAAAACGCCGAGAGACTGCACGGCGCAGCCCTGTTCTAGGGACTTAGGGATGAACAGTCCGTGAGATGGCCACGGATCCAATACAAACCATCATCATGTCAAACAAGAAAGTCCCTATTAAGGGCAACAAACAAACTCAATCGAGAGCCAAGGTTGGTACGCCTGGCTCCCGTATGCTAGTACCTCAGAAACCAGCAGGCATGTCGGCTAAGTCCTCTGCCGAGTGCGCAGCCCTGGCCGAATGTGCTCGTGACTATGTTTTAGCGCGATGCGACCCTTTTCATGCAGGGCTTTCGTCCGCCTGCTGCTTCGGCAAGGAAAGCACGCCGAGCTTCCGGTACAAGACAAGCAGCGTTCTAACCGTGGTCCTCAGCTCCATCGGTTCTAACTGGTTGATTTGGCGGCCATCTGCCGCCAATGATGCCTCCGAATTTGCTTACAAGGGCAACTTGTCACCTACCACTTTTGGCGACGTCCATGACCTAACACTCGCTCCTGGCCTAGCGTCTCCAGCTGCTAAAGGTTCCCCCTTTACCATTGCGCAGTTCGGCGATGGCACTCTTGAAGCGAGGTTGGTAGGCGCAGGACTCGTCATGGAAAACACCACCAATGATTTTACCGCCCAGGGAGCGTACACTTATATGTCCACTCTCGATCGCAATGGGTGGAATGCCACTGACAACGTTGACATTCTGATCAACGACCAGTGTACCCAGTTGAAGTCTGCCAAGGGGCAGAACAAGGCCCGTTTGCATTTCATACCTACGGTACTTGATACTGCAGAAGTTTGGCGGACTATACCGTACCCGCCAACTTCTGCTGTCGGTGACTGCATTGGTGCTATTAAGATCGATCCACAGTCGTCCACTGGGACGGCAATTATCCACACTGTAGCCTATTGGGAGGTCCGTGGTGCCACGGTTCGTGGTATGACCCACCCCGCCCCAGCGTCTACTACTCTGTTTTCCAAGATGTTTTCTGCCATTGTTGACGTCGTCAAGGGCTCCGGCCACTTCCTGCCGTCTTCTGAAACGCTTGTGCGCATGGTCCTCCAGCGCACGGGCATTGCCGTCAGCAACTCCAATTTAGTGGAGGGGCTGATGTACCATGTGATGAGCAATAGGGCTGCCTATGGCATCACTCTCTAAACATTTATTGCATCAAAAATTGTAGCTGGCGTCTTCCAGCCGTTAAACCACCAGAAATTGGTGGCGGGACTGATCACCCTGAAAGACAAAAACAAATTGCATAGAGTGAGTTGGGGGTGCCAGCACAGAGTGCTGGCGTTCTGCCACG